AAACCAGCACGGCCCTTCGCACTGCCGCCAAAACCAGAAACAACAGAAGAATTGCCACCCGGAGAACCACCCATAGGTGGCTGACCCATAGGAGGAGCCATCCCACCCAAGTTGGGCATCACTGGAGGTGCAGCGGGTGGAGGACCCATCGGACCACCCATAGGAGGTCCCATCGGTGCAGTCATAACAGCGGCCATGTAAAAATCTCCTGAATTACAAAGTAACCATAACAAGAACAGAAAATTTAATCAATAACCTCCAACAATCCACTCCGCAACATGCTGCCAGCTAAAGCATCACGACTGTGAAAGTAATAATTATCACCACTCCACTCACACATCTCAATCGCAGCACGCCGCATGAAATCACGCTCGTTATGACCAAAACCAACACGATGACGACCCTGCATAACAGGCACAACCTCACCAGCACCCTGAGCGTCAAACTCAAAACTCTCGCCGTAATTTAACCTGTATCTAGGCATCAACAGCCCCCACAAATGAATTCGGAAAATGCTCCTCTAAACGAGCCGCATCACGCCACGTCAAATCACTCTTAACCTCAGCATCTCCATCCCTAACACCATCCAAATGATCAGAACCCATAACAACACCATCGTAATCATGCGCAACACTGTGAGGCTCAACACCATTCAACCAACGCTGAATAGACATGAAAACACCACCACGAGGACCAAAAACACCACCGTGCAAATCGTCAGTCGCAACCTTAATCAAAGCGCCGCGAAAATCATCAGAACCTCGAACCCGCAACAAATCGTCGTCGCCAACCCAACGACCAGAATGCGAAAACAAAATGTCCCCGCCTAAATACATCTCGTAACTCTCAACATTCGGATGAGTGTGCTCAGGAATTATATAATTCGGTGGAACGATAAACAACTCAACCTGAAACGGGCCTTTGCGATACCAAACAACGCCAGTAACATCCTGAATCTTGTAACTCGTAACAATACCCGGAGGAATGTAACCAAAAACCTTCGCATTAGACGCAAAGCCAAAAGCAAAACGATCAAGCTCTTTAGACATACAAACCCTCCAACTCAGATGGTACGGTATGGGAAGATACGGGAGGGGTCAATGGAATTTTTTGTAAAAAATTTTTTAGGGGGCCTATGGGTCCCATACGGACTAAAAAGGTTTTTACTGGTGATTGTAGGTGGGGAACACTGTGTAGTGTAGTCCGGTATGCTCGCGCCCGAAAAGGGGTGTGCGGGTGTGTTTTAGCCCGATTTCCCGAACAATTGTCCGATGTGGCTAGGGTACCTTAGAAAAGCAAAAAGCCCGCGCTAGGCGGGCTTCTCTGTGGCTCTGAGGTGGTGTTGACGCTATCGCGTCAACGTCAACACTCGGTTGTGCCACCATTCGAACAATTCATCTGACAAACCCGCCCATATTGACGGGTTGCCTATGCGGTGGTCTGGTAACAATGTCGCGCCGTCTGTTGTGGTCTCAAAAGAAAACAAAACGGTGTATGATGTATGATACGTTCCGTCACCATAGCGCGCGCCGTTCGCTTGTTGCGTGTTGGTGACAACCGCCGCATCACCAACGCGGTTGCGGATTTCACTGACCGCGGCGCGGACGCGTTGCTCTGAGCATCCGGTTGCGTCCATGATTTCTTGCGTGGTTGCGCCACCGTCTGAACGCATCATTGTATATTGGACGCCAACACGCGCGCCGCGTCTGAATGGTTGTTCGGGTGTATTGGTGACAATTGTTCGGCTTCCAGAAGTGACGCGTGCCGTGTTTGTGTGATCTACTAGGTTCAACAAGAATTTCACCCAATTGATAATCTTGTCGGCTTCAACCGTGCCGGACGCTTGGCGAAATTCAATTGTGCCGCGTGACCATGTTTCTAGGTTTACGGTTGTGAATTTGCCGAACGTCAATTCGCGGATTGTTGTGGCGTTCTCGATGCGTGCAAGCGATAGCGGCGCACAATAGCGATTGTCGGTGCGCGAACGTGGAAACATAGTGTTGATTGTCGATTGTTGGCGCGTATAGCGAAACATGATATCTTGCACCGCGACAAAATCCATAGGGTCAGCATATGCGCCTGTGATATAGCGGCCAGTTCTATGGCGCTCTAAAATGCTATCGCCACAAAAGCGAACGGCGTGTGTGTCATCATTCAACGGCGCGTTGCCAATGTGAACGTGCAAACCGCATTTAGAATTGACGCGCGCGCCTGCTCTTTCCAATGCGCGGCAAATTGACTTGATATAATCCCACGCGAAGTCACACGGTGCCAACGGTGGCAATACCACCTCACCGTCAACGCCGGGTGTGCCGTCTGGCACAACAGTACAACCGCGAATTCCAGCGTCATTAAGCGCCGCTTTTGCAAGGCTTATAGACAAATCAGCGAATTCTACTTCTATTCCAAAAGTGCAAGTCATTGTTTTTCCTATCTTTTCTAGAGTTAGTAGGGCAAAGCTCTCGCCCTATACATGGTAATATAAACACATTTTACCATATATCAAGGGATTTTGTGGGATTAATTAGAACAATTGTTCGGGTTAGCGTTGGATGCCAACGCGCGGCGCTATTCAATCGGCACAAAAAAAACGCGACATTCAGAAGGAATGCGCGCGATCATGTGTGTATATGTGTGTGTATATATGTGTGTATATATTTATGTATATATACTATACCCCGACCCCGAACCCCGAACCCGAAAGCCCGAAGCCCGAAGCCAGAAGCCCGATTAATTAGTAATGAGTCCACCCATAGTCATCGAACCTTGACCTATAGTCTGTCCCACTCTCCCGAATCGCGATGTGATCATATCCCGATTTCTTGAGTCCATCAAACCGAACATATCCTACGACCCATGATTTTGCCTCGTCGTAATTGTCTGACTCGTGCAATGTAATCCGATCAAATTCAGTCTCACACCCTAAAACTTGATACTTCATGCTGCATCCTCCTGCTCTAATACTTCCATAGCGTGCTCAAGTGCCTCTTGCTCGCTGTCGATTCCGTAACAAGTGAAGCAATGGTAATCGACCCACTGCCCTCCGATTGGCGTTTGCAAGTTAAAGTTGCTGGTTCCGTTCCACTCGATACGCAAGTGCTGCTCGTTGTGCTCTACTTCCCAATACTTCATTTTCTTTCCTCTCTACTAGAATAATCCCACACTATCCCACACTGTATAGTATGTCAACAGGAAAAATCGCACCGGGTTGAATTTTCTTCCGGGCGCGATTCGTGAACAATTGTTCGGGTTATGCTGCCGGGCAAAACCACTGGCGCACAAAACACTGCTGTAGGTTACGCTGCCGGGTAACACCACTGGATACAATAACACTGCTGTAGGTTATCCGACGTAGTAACCCGAACAATTACTCGGGTTGACCCCGACGCTGGCGAATCCCGAACCCCGAACCCCGAATATTGGTGATTTATCTGAGAGGCGCTGAGAGGCCCGTAGAATAACCCGAACAATTTTCAGCACCCCGAGCCCGAAAAAACCCGAATCGGCGCTGAGGAGGGCGTTTCTGTGGCTCTACGACCCCGCCAGCCGCCCCGCATGGAGCGCACGCGCTATTCGTCGGCTTCGCCGCTATAATCCGTTATAGGGATATGTTCGGGTTTTGTGGGATTTTGCTCAGGTGTTATGTCAATCATTCGATCTTTAGCACGCTGCATGAATTCTTGGAGTTGTTCGACGATCTGATCGCGTGACAGGTTATCGACTGTTTCGTGCGTTACATGGCTACGAGCGACCATTAGGCCCGTCACTTTCAGGCGCAGTTCTTCTGCTTTGATTGCTGCCCCGAAGTTCCCTGCTTCCCATGCTTCATCTCTGAGCCTTTGCATATCCCGAACAGATTTCGTTATTGTGACCCCGTATTTGCTTTCGAGTTCTTGGCGCATTTCTTCCATGCGTTCTTTGACGCGCGGATTGTTTAGAAGCTGCACTGCTGATACGTTCGGGTTTTTGTATCCTGCTGCTCTGGCTGCTGCGGTCTGCGTCATATCTTTGTGAATGTAGTTATCCAGAAACTTCTGCTGCGGTGGCGTTATTCGCTTTCCGCCTTTTTCGATTTGCTCCCCGACTTTCGGCACAACACTTTCCCCGCTTGATTTCCTTCTACACTTTACCGC